AATTTCCCGTACCCGTACAAACTCTATATCGCTGACGACGGGCGCCGGTCGCACGAAAAAGACGAGTTGTATAAAAAGCTCACATCGCAGGGGCATGAAATATTCCTCCTTCCTCTTAATTCTGGATTATCGGCCGGCCGGAACCGGATTGTCAATGTAGTTAAGGAAGACTATGTCCTGATCATGGATGATGATATCGAAATCTATGACGGCAAGGCGATAGAAAAGATGAAGGACGTTCTCGACTCAAGCCCTGAGATTGGCATTGCCGCTGGATATATTCGGTTTGAGAACGGGCAATCGTTTGGAAACGATACTTACAGCAAAGGGATTCGGTTTGTCGATGAGCCGAGGGTATTGATTCGCACGTCCACAGGCAGCGAGAAGGCCACAAAAAGCGGCACTCGGTACCGCATTGCTGACCAGGTCGTCAACTTCTTTCTCGCAAAGCGCGAAGTGTTTAACGACGTGCGATGGGATGACCGGATTTTGATTGAATATGAACACATGGACTTTTTCCTCCAACTCCGTAAAACCAAATGGAAAGCGGCGGTCAGTGTTGAGGCTCAGGTTACTCACTTAAAATTTGACAGCACTGAGGACGGATGGATGGAGTACCGTAAACACCGCGACACGCGACCGATGTTCTACTTCCTCCGTAAATGGAATATCGAGCGAGTCCTGGAAAGGTGGCATTAATGGTTACACGTAAAATCGGATCGGCTGCGCTGCTGAAGGCGTACTACACGCGCCTCACAACGCACGCAAACACATCATCATATTCGACATATAACTTCGTTCCCAGCGGTGCATCGATGCCATATATCCAATTTGGCGCGCCGACAGGCGTGCGGTCTGCGATGTTCAGCTCCGATGATGAGGCGGCGCAGGAAAACGCCGTCACCGTCCATGTGTGGTCGGCATATAAAGGCGATAAGGAATGTGCCGAGATGATGGACAATATCGCCCAGGCAATGACCTCGTCGGCATTAACGATTACGGGATACACGGACATCCTGTGTCTGCTTGATTATCACGAAATCATACTCGATGATACGGAACCGCAAAACCCTGTCCGGCATGGGGTCATTCGGTTCGTTCATCACATGGCTTAATTTAACTAAAGCAAATCAGTAAAAGGGGGGTGTTTCCACACCCTCTCTATCACATATAGGAGGCTTCTATGGCTACAGGTGTTATTGCAGGATTAACCAGCGTTTTTACTTCCGAGGGGGCAGCCCTTGGAGTTGCGCGAAGCTATACATTAACCGTCAATCAGGCATTGATTGACGGGACGTCGGATGACGATTCGCGGTGGGATTATGCGCTCGTAGGGCGCCGGGACTGGTCAATCGATATTGAGTGTTTATATTTGGCTACAGATACCACTCAGATTTATATCGAGGAACATTTAATCAGTGCGAATCCCGCCGTCTTGACCGTTATATTCACGCTCCCTGGCGGACGAACCTACAGCGGAACGTGCTTGGCGACCTCGTACAATATCAGCTCGAATTTCGAGGACGCCGTTTCAATGTCTATTTCACTCAAAGGACGGGGTGCCTTAACGGGATCTGCTTCGTAACGCTCCGTACCAAATAAGGGGGATGTATGTCTACACCAACTCAGTCTGTACCCGTTGAAATTGGCGGGAAAACCCGCTATTTACGCTACACGTGGACGGCTTTCGAGGCCGCTGACGCTGAGTTAGGTGCCAACATCTTTGATATTATGGACAAGGCCGGTTCATCTCTGTCTTTCACTCAAGTGAAAGTGCTGTTATGGGCCGGTCTTCTCCATGAAGACAAGGCACTAACTATTAACGAAGTCGTTTCCTGGCTCAGTCCGCGCAATTATGTTGACCTGGTTGTAAAAATCAGCCAAGCGGTTGCTGCGGCATGGACGGGAGATGATGACGAAAAAAACGCGACAAGCCAAGTGGAGATGAAAAAGAGCTCTCCTGGAAAGACTTCCTAAAGGAAAACTACAAGACTGCACTTGGCATTCTCAATTTAAAACCTGACGAGTTCTGGCGGACTACCCCCTCGGAAATTTCTTACATGGTGGAGGGGTATAGGGAGCGGGTAAAAGAAGAGCTTCAACAAAAAGCACTTCAGGCATGCTGGATCATTAACTACAACGGCATGATGAAAAAGGCGATTAGGCCTGAACAACTGCTCAGATTTAAAACCAAACCTGACAAGACGCCTGAAGAGGTGAAGTCTATCCTTGAAAAAACTCTCGCATTTCACAAGCGGAAGTTCTGGGGGTTGATCCCTGATAAACATGACCGCCCAGATTTAAACCTCGAAGAAGAAAAGGCGATTGTCGGCGACCCGGCGCAAAGGGATGCGTGCGCCCATATCCAAAGGATTATAGAAGGGTAAATTGACAGAAATAGCAAAACTCCATGTCACTCTTTCGGCTGACATTAAAAGACTGAAGACCGGTCTTAATGCGGCGAAGTCTGAACTGAATAAGCTAAAAAGCACGACCGCTGAACTCCGCAAAGAACTCGACTCTAAAACGAGTCCGGCTGCTAAAAAATTCGGCGATAATTTTAGCGCAACGAGTAAAAAAATAGTTGCGGGACTTCTTGGCGGTATGGGGGTTGTATATGCCATTCGCAAAGTCCGAGATGCCGTCTCTGATCTTGTTAATACCGGACTTGAGTTTGACCGCGAATGGGCGAATGTCACAACTATGCTGGACACATCTGCCACTGAGACGGAAAACCTAAAAAAAGAACTTACTCTTTTATCTCCGACACTCGGCGACACAACCGAACTCGCCAAGGGGATGTATCAGGTTTTGTCCGCATCCATCGAACCGGCGAAAGCTGTGCGATTTCTCGGCGAAGCGGCGAAGTCTGCAAAAGCCGGTGTCACAGACGCCGCCACCGCCGTCGATGCCTTAACCACGGTCATTAATGCCTATGGCATGAAAGCTGAGGATGTCACGAACGTATCGGACATCATGTTTCAGGCGGTGAAGTCCGGCAAGCTCACCTATGAAGAACTTGCCAAGTCTATCGGAACCGTTGTTCCGGTTTCCGCGCAGGTCGGGGTCAGTTTTGAAGATGTCGCCGCGGCGATTGCCACTTTAACCCGGCAGGGGATTGACGCGCAGACTGCGACAATGCAGCTCCGGCAAATCATGATGGCTATTTTAAAGCCGTCCTCAGAGGCCACAAAACTCGCCAAGGAATTAGGACTTGAGTTTAATGCGACCGCCCTGAGAACTAAAGGATTGGTCGGTTTCCTCCAAGACCTTAAAGAGAAGACCGGGGGTAATGCTGAAAAAATGGCGACCCTCATTCCGAACGTTCGCGCCTTATCAGGCGTGATGGCCTTGGCTGGGGAACAGTCCGGAGCCTTTGCGCGTGACCAGGAAAAGATGGCGAATGCAGCCGGATCGACCGATAGAGCTTTTAAGAAACAAATGGAGTCGGTGGATTTCTGGATCGAGACGGCCAAGAACGCTTTCAGTAAATTTAAAATTGCCGTCTTTGAGGGGTTCATTGGCCCCATAAAAGAGAGTATTGGGTCGGCAAGAGACCTTGAAGTGAAGCTTGACATTTTGAGCCTGAAGCTTCAAGAGACCGGGAAAAAAGTAGGAACCGCGACCGGGTTAATCGTTAAGTATTTTGAATATTTTGCGGCGGGACTAAAGGGGATTCCTGAGTTTGCGAATAATATTGCCGGTGAGTTAAGTGGGGTTGACAAGAAAATCAAGGAGGTAGGGGTCTCCTGGTTTACAACAGCGAAGCAATTTGAACGGTCTCTCGAAAATCTAAAAGTACCCCTCGATACAATTCTGAAGGAAGTCGGTAAGGGCGAGAAATCCTGGAAAAAATGGTCAGCACGTATAACAGAGGCCGACCGTTCAGCCAGAAAAGCAACAGTCAGCCTCGCTGATTTATGGGGCGTTATGGGATTTGGCGGCGCAGCCGTCGCGGCAACCGCATTCAGAGAACAGGCTGCATGGATACTTAAATCATCAAAGAGCGCGGAAGAGGCAAGCGATAGAATCCGGGCGTTAACCAAGCAATTCAATGACTTATGGAACGGCGCGAATAAGGGCAATCAGACCCTAAAAATCACCACTAAACTCCTTGATACTTTTGTCCCGAAAGCTACGAATGAGCGCGTCCAGATGCTGCGCGACACGCTGTATGATATCACCCATATCCATTCCCCTTGGTACGAATGGCGAAAGGACGCGGAGGCATTCGCCGGGACCGGCGTGAAAGCAATGGGCGACCTCAAGGGCGCCATGGTCAAGGTCGGGTACGATTGGAAAAACGTATCCGACGATATGGCGCGCGCGTTCGGCGATGCGTTCGCCGATATGATCCGCACGGCGAAAAACTTCGGCGATTTCATGAAAGGTATCGCCAACGGGATACTCAACGTCTTTTCAACCGCGCTCGGCAAGCTGGTCACGGAAGCGCTCGAGCCGGTCATGGAAGAGGCGATGAACGCGATCAAGTCCATCTTCTCAACTTCCGCGCTGAATATGGCGTCATC